CGCCGCGCAGCAGTCCGTCAACATTGAATTTGATGAAATAATCCTGCTTCTCGCTTGTGGTGATCAGGGAGCGCATCATGCTCTGTTCCCACCGCACAAGCCAGGGTTCGAGGGTGTATTTCACAAATTCAAGGGACTGCTGCTCAATATTAGAAAAGCTCGACTTTTCAAGGTCGCCGACCATGTGCGGCGGCACTCTGAAAATTCGGGCTATCTCGTTTATCTGAAATTTTCTTGTTTCAAGAAACTGCGCCTGCTCGGGCGAAATGCTGATGGGAGTGTATTTCATGCCCTCCTCAAGCACAGCGACCTTTCCGCTGTTGGAACTCCCGCCGAACTGCGACTGCCACGCTTCACGAACCTTAGTCGGGTCCTTTATTGTTCCCGGGTGCTCAAGCACGCCGCTTGGCGCTGCGCCGTTCGCAAAGAACTTAGCGCCGAATTCCTCGGTCGCAATTGCAAGTCCGATAGCGTTCTTCGCCATTGCAATCGGCGAGTAGCCGACAAGTCCGTCAAAACCAAGTCCGGGAATATGCAGGACATCGCCCGGCGAAAGAATGACTTCGTATTCCTTGCTGCGAATGGCTTTATCTGAGCCGCGGTAGTATTTGTAGTACAGCTTTCCGTTGGAATCACGGTCAACCGACATTCGGTTCGGCATAAGCGGGTACAGAGCAATGACCTCGCCCTTTCCGTTGCGGATAACCTGCGCGTATGCGTTGCCCCAGAGGAGCAGGTGCGTCATAAGCGTTTCGCGGAAAACAAACGAGGTCATTTCGGGGTTCGGCTCATCGTGGAGCAGGCGGTACAAGGAGTGGTTAATTGCTTTCTCTTTACCACCGTCCGAACGGTACTTGTAGACGTGCAGCGGTAATCCCGCCACTGCTTCCGACAGCACTCTAACACAGGAATACACGGCGGTCATTTGCATTGCGGAGCGCTCGGTGACGTTCTTTCCTGCGGTAGAACCGCCCATGTAAAAGCGGTAGGCGCTACCGGCAGTGCTGTTTTGGGGCTTGTCCCTTGATTTGAACAGCCCGGAAAAAATGCTCATGTTGTTTCACCTCTCATAAAAATAGCAAACCTCTTTCATCATAAACACTCGCCCCATGGTCATTCCCGCAGCGAATCGCTCGGTCAAGCGCCATAATGGTCGCCACAGCGCCGTCAATCTTCTCGGTGGACTTTTCCTTATCAGCCTTGATGTTCCCGGCAGGGTCGGTGCGAATGTAGATGTTGTCCATATTCCAACGCAGAACAGGGTGACCGCCGTGAGCAATTTTCTGTTCAAGAACCAGTTTCATTAATTCCTTTGTCGGTGGCGACATATCCTTGAATCCTTGTCCGAAAGGTACGACAGTAAATCCCATGCCCTCGAGGTTCTGAACCATCTGCACAGCGCCCCAACGGTCGAAAGCTATCTCACGGATATTAAAGCGCTCACCGAGCCGTTCAATGAACTGCTCGATGAAACCGTAGTGAACCACGTTGCCCTCGGTGGTCTGGAGATAACCTTGACGTTCCCACACATCATAAGGAACATGGTCACGGTTAACACGCAAGGTCAGATTGTCCTCGGGAATCCAGAAGTACGGCAGAATGACGTACTTATCCTCCTCGTCAAGAGGCGGGAACACGAGAACAAAAGCTGTAATATCTGTTGTAGAAGAAAGGTCAAGCCCACCGTAGCAGACGCGCCCTTCCAATTCGTCCTCGTCCACGGCAAAGGCGCACTTATCCCATTTCTCCATCGGCATCCAACGGACAGCCTGCTTTACCCATTGGTTCAGGCGGAGCTGTCGGAAAGCGTTCTCCTCGCCGGGGTTCTGCTTTGCCGATTCGCAGGCGGCTTTTACTTTATCGATACCGACCGTAATGTCAAGGCTCGGATTTGCCTTTTTCCACACTTTCGGGTCTGTCCAGTCATCGGATTCGTCAGCGCCGTAAATCACAGGATAAAAAGTAGGGTCGATTTTCCGACCCTCGATTATATCCTTGGCTTTCTGGTGCGTTTCGTAGCAAATGCTGTGAGTATCAGTTCCGGCGGTAGTGATTAAAAAATACAGCGGCTGCATTCGAGCGTCACCGGAGCCTTTTGTCATAACATCAAACAGCTTGCGATTCGGCTGAGTGTGCAGCTCGTCAAAAACAACGCCGTGGATATTGAAACCGTGCTTGCTGTACGCTTCAGCCGAAAGCACCTGATAGAACGAGTTGGTCGGTGTGTATATAAGCCGCTTCTGTGATGCTAAAATCTTCACTCGCTTGGAAAGTGCAGGACACATTCGCACCATATCCGCCGCCACATCGAACACGATAGCCGCCTGCTGTCTGTCGGCGGCGCATCCGTAAACCTCCGCGCGTTCTTCTCCGTCACCGCAGGTGAGGAGCAGCGCAACAGCGGCGGCAAGTTCGGATTTGCCTTGCTTTTTCGGTATCTCGATGTATGCGGTATTGAACTGTCGATAGCCGTTCGGTTTCAGCGTTCCGAACAGGTCGCGGATTATCTGTTCCTGCCAGTCTATAAGCTCAAAAGGCTTTCCCGCCCATGTGCCTTTGGTATGACAGAGGTTCTCAATGAAAGCCACGGCATAATCCGCAGCGGATTTATCGTAAGCCGAGGATTTCAGCTTGAACTTTGTCGGCTTGTACTTTTTCAGCTTTCTTATATTATCACCCCCAGAACGAGGAAAACCGCCCGCAGGCGGCTTTCGCAAGTGTTTAGTTGTATTCGTGTATCAGTATCGCAAGCGCCTTTTCGGCTTCGGGAGTCTGGGGTTTGATGTCCTCGCCCCGGTCGTAGTTGTAAACGACTCTGCCGTCCTGCTTTAACATCAGCTTGGAAATTCTGCCGCCGCTGATTCCGTATTCCTCGCTAGGCTCTTCGTACTGTTTTGCCCAGAAAGTAACCGAAACCATTTTGCCGTTGCTGTCCTTAACTCCAATTGCGCCCTGTTTCCACATATTCTCGTCCTCCGTATTTGTGTATTTTTCTTTCGGTGACTGTATTTTAACTCTAAAGCCGCATTATATCAAGCGGTTTTCGGATAATAATGTACACAAATATCAGCGTTCAGAACTGTGTGTATTCTGATGGATAATGCCGAGAATTTTCTCCTGCTCGTCAGCGGAAACTCCAATGCTCTCCAAAGCCTCCCGTGTGCCACAGTCGGGGCAAATCTGCGTGTTTGGGTACTTTCTCGAAAGCGCAGGATACCCGCCGTACTGCGCCCCACAGCGGGGGCAGGTGCGAAGATTTGAATTGTTGTTTGCTTTCATATTTGCCCCTTTCTGCTGTTCTCCAATGCTGCGAGAAGAATTCTCTCGTCAAAACCGAAGTTGCTGTAACCCTCAAGGCAGGTTCGCACATACGAACCGCTCGGCAGACCCAGCGGTCGCTCCTCGTGCATAATGTACACGAAAGCCTTTCTGACTACGGTCTTTCCCGAAAAGTACCTCACGGGCAGTTCTAGTTCGGTCTTGTAGTAGAAAGTCGGAAAGCCCTCGTACACATCAAGCCTTTTCTCATCGGCAGGCTCGACCGACCAGACTGCAACCGGGACTTCCGCCCCAACCTTTGGTTCGATGGTGAGGTAGGCACCTGTTTTATTGCCCTTGAAAAGCAGTCCGTAGTCCTTAATCACCGCAGTCCCCACGGGTTTTGACGTAGGACACCGCAGCGCCATTTGCCGAATGTTTAAGTTACTCCCATAGGCTAAGTAATATCGTTTCATAGTGTTTTCCTTTCCGAAAGGTTCAGTTTCAGAAATCACCTTTCTACCACCAAAAGCCCCACGCTGTGGGGGAGTTGGGGGCAGGAAGCTAATTCCTGCTTGTTAGGGTCTGCCGTTGCGGAAAGCCGTGTCACCCTCGAGCCGCTTGGTGTAAAGTTCCCTTGCGGTCTTGAATTCATCGCCGATAAATCCGAGCCGTAAAAGCCATGTTCTCATTGCGTACTTGGGATTTTCAGTCTGCTGAGGATTTGCGCTTGCGGTCTTGACCTGCTTGGCAAGCTGGCTGAGCGCCAGGCAAAGCTGAATGTAGCTTTTCAGCTGACCTGCGTGAAGTCCGTTCTGCTTGCCGCCCGAGGGTGCGTCAAACTGGAAAAGTCTGAATTCAATCGTGCCCTTTGTAAAGGTTGCGTGGAGGTTCAGCATATGGTAGCGGCTTTCGTTGTAGTGCGCCGACCTGCCGTAATCCACATTCTGACTGCCGTACCAGGTGTCAGCAAGCGCCGCCATGGTTTTGGGCTTCTTGCGGTTGAGTTCCACCAGGAAATCCTTGCTGACCGTGCGGCAGTAGCGGTTCATGCGGCTTCTGTCGAGGTTCAAGGCGCTTGCAAGCAGGCTTTCGTGGCTTGCCATAATGTTTGCGAGGTTTCGCAAAGTCTGCGGTGTGTGACCTTTTGCACCGATGTGAATGTGAACTCCGCAGCCCCTTGTAGCGTCGCTTTTCGCACCCGCCTTGCGAAGTCTGCGGATAAGCTCCTGCAGGGTTTCCATGTCTGCGTAGGTGA